GGCGTTGTCTATTTCTTGTATCGTTCCCTGCGCGGCGCATCCCGTCTCAATCATAGCGCCGCTAATGCGCTGGAATGGGAACGCTGCCGCACCCGTATTTCTATACACCTCTGTTGACTTTGTGCCGAACAACCAAAGGTTTGAGCTATCAGACTTTAACCCCACAAGGTTATCTGGGGAGCTTTCAACAGTGGTTGAATCCAATATATCCCACGTTAAACCGTTATTGATGCCAGATATGAAAAACGACGAGCTGTCTTTTTGGGTAACAAGGAAATAACCGTCTTGAAAGGTCAAGTCACTTGGCACTGGGAAATCCGTGTCCGTTATTTGTGTGAATGTATTGGTAACGTGGTTGAATATGTATCCATAGAGGCCGTCCACAATCATAATCTGTGTCGGGTTTTCCTCTATGCTCACGACACCTGTTGCTGTTAGAAGCGTCCCCCTAAGCGTCGCAGAGCCGTTTTCTAGTATTTCATAGAACTCACTACCAGAAACAAAGAAAGCCCTCTCAGCGGCTTCTATGCCACCACGAATAGGACCACCGCCTGCTGTTGCGAACGCCTCTAGGCCACTCGTGCCGCGTAGCGCCGAAACACTCTTACTTGTGCCACTTTCTGACATAATAGGGTATAAATTAACACATCTTTGATGGTCAAAGCTAACAGCTTCCATCTGATATGTTGCACCGACAAAAGGTATAATCATTTAGTAGCCTCTATATACGTTATAGCCACCACCACTGCGAGACGGCACTGATAGTGTTGACCTGCGCTTGTTATTCTTGGAGTTTTGCGTCTTAACAGCGTCCTTTGTGATTTTTGCCTGACGCATAACCGCTGGCATAGGTTCGCGCTCATACTCTGGCGCAATCATAACACACAAATTATAGATTAGCGCGTCCTCATACTCTGGTGGCATAGCGAAGTCTGTGTCCAGCGTAGGGAAGCCAGTCAGCGCCTTCTCATCAACAAGCGTGATTGTGTATGACGCGGATGGGACTGGGTACAGACGTATGGTAGAGCTAGGGAAGTCAGCGTTAAAGTAGAATATCTCTGGTATGCCGCCAGACGTTTTGTCCGTTAAGTCCGCATACTGCTCTTTGTTATACGACACAAGGTGATAGTCAATGGTGCTCTGTGTAACGTAGGCGCTTGATATACTCAGCACCCTGTCTGTATCAAAGTCCTGACCGCTACCGATTGTGTATGCCGCCTGCCCCGATACAAGTGGGTACGTTTCAAACGTCTGCGTGTAGACCATATTGCCCTCAACAGACCACGTGGCAACCATACGGTTTAACGCCTTGAGTGCGTCGTCAGATTCACCCGCACTAACACTAGAGCCACGACCAAGCACATGTATCTTGCGCAATGCAGAGTTTATAATATCACGTGCTGTTGTCATGGTTACTCCTTAGCGGCTTCAATGAGGCCAATTAGCTTTTCAGTCTTTACGTTAACGGGGAACTCAATGCCTAATGCAGCGGCTTCGGCCTTGAGTGCCGTTCTGTCCTCTGTCTTCTCTTCGGCCTTGACGACCTTAGACGGACAATCGACATAACCCTTAGGCACATCATCAAGCGAGACAAACAACTCACCACCGTCTTTATTATACATCCATAACATAGTCTTCTCCTTTGATTAATTTAAGAGAATGCACCCCCATAAAGGGATGCACTCGATAAATTAAGCAGTTAGGCGTGCTGCCCACTCTGGGCGTACAGCGTCGAAGCCGTAAAGTACGTCCAAACGTGTAATCACTTCGCGTGTATTGATGTCGAAGTCACGAACAATGTTAACAGTGATACCGTCAACAGTTTCAGTCGCAACCAAGTCAACACCCTTAGGCGCATAAAGTGGGGCAGTTACCATCTTAAACGCTGATTTATGCATCGCAATGTTTTGCGCATAACCAGTGCTGGCTGCACCTGTCAAAAGCGTCACAGCGGCGTTGTCTGCGGGTAGTGCAGTAACGTTCTGTAGGCCGTTTGAACCAGCGTAGATGGATGGGCTAACAGACACAGTAGCAGAGCCACCTGTGAACGTAGCGTCAGCCGTTACAACAAACTTCTGTAGGGTGTTTGTTGCCACTTTGGTGATTGGGTGAACCATGAATACGCCAGCAAGTGTGAACACTGTGCCTTTTGTAAACGTGTTGCCGCTTGTTACGCCGTCAATAGCCAAGGTGCTTGCGCCCTCTGCCGTTGCGCCTGCAACAAGTGGCGTGCCGCCCTGTGAGCCGTTTGTGTGCGTGTTAACAAGCTCAGTCTCAACCCAGTCAAAACCGTCAGCACGACCGATGTAACCATCTTTGTACTGCTTAGCGATTTCGTCACTTGATTGGAATAGACCTTTACGTGCGTCAACAGCTTCTGCGCCACCTTCGCTGTTCAAGAACAACATACGGTTGCCCATAGGACATAGGTTCTTGTTCAACGCTGTACGTGATGCCAAAACATCCGCAACAGTGAAGGCGTTAGAGCCTGCTGTACCTGTGAAGTTGTATGTAGCATCTTGCACAATACCGAAACAACGTGATTCCATTGATTGAGCAATGCTCTCTGCTGCTGGCATACCAAAACGCTTGAGGGCGTTACGTACATCAACATCAGTTGCAAGCTCCAATGAATCAAGTTTCATTGCAACGGTTTCAGTTTTGTTTAGGTTAAGGGCTGCTTTTTCCTCAACAGTGTCTTGAATACCACTTGTGATATCAAGGCTGTCTGTCTGTGGAACGTAGCGCGGTGGGATAGATGTATAAACAGTATCGCCTGACTTAAAGCCACTCTTACCATCAAACTCGTCTGCATCCATTTTATCAACGAATGAACAAAGCTTTAGATTGTCCTTAAGTGTTTGCGCAATGCCACGGGCAAATAAGCCGGGGCCGTCTTTAACTGTATTAATTGTATTAGCCATTAGTTAGTCTCCTATTTAAGGCCTAGCGTTTTAAGCACATCATCACCTGACGAATTAGCATCTAAGCCTTTTGATTTAGTTCCCGTGCCACGTACTTTCGTAATAGGCGCAGGGATTGGTTTCGCTTTTGGAGCTGTTGGCGCTGACTTAATCTTTTGCTGAATCTTATACACTTCCACAGCCGCCTCTACAGGGGTCATGGTTGCGATATGTTCAAGCTCGGATAGCCTCTCGCCGTTGTTCTCACCAAAGTAGTTGATAACTGCTGGAAGACTTCCATCGCGCGCTGCTTGTGCGTAGATAGCATCACCAGTCGCACCGTTAATCGGCTTAACCTGTAAAAACTGCTCTACCTCAACTTTAGACTCGTCATATGTTGGTAGTGCTGTACGGAATTCTTGTTCTGCTTTCGCGAACTGCTCCCGCTCTACCTTTAATGATTGATCCTGCAATGCTCTTTGGTGGTTTTCCAACGCCACACGCTCACCTTCTAGACGGCCCTGCTCCTTATAGTAATCGGAACGGGCTGTTTCGAACTGCTCGTATGTGTCGTAATCATCTGCCTGTGGCACAGAACTTTGCTGCTCGACCTGCACTTCTGCCTGTCTGCTTGCTAGCTCCTGTTTTTCTTTTTGCAACTGCGATAATGCAGCGCGTTGTCGGTTAATCTTGGCTTGGTCAGCCGCTAGCTTCTTCTCTAGCTTTTCAGACTTTGCCTTATAATCAACTTCGACTTGCTCGGCTTCTTCTGTGGTTTCGGTCTCATCGACTTCACCACTGGCATCCGCTTCCGTTTCGACTGTTAGGTCTTGCGTAGCTTCTGTTTCGGTAGCCACCACCTCTTCGACTGTTACGTCTTGCACTTCGTTACTCATTTATGTCGCCCTCATCAAGCATTACTGCGGGTGTTTGTATGGTCTCCGCTTCATCCATATCCATCTCAGCATCGCTGATTAGAATCTCCATGGCCTCCGATAGGTCGGCAACCGACGCTATAATGGCCTGTATATTATCCTGCTGCTGCCCCGTTGTGTCGGCGCTAGTGTTTGCAATCTCTGAATATATCTTTTGTATGTCCGCTTTTGTTTTCTCAGCATCAACCAAGAACTTGTCACGCTGTAGCTGTGCCTCTTCCGCCTTGAGTGTCTGCTCAAACTTCTGGTTCTGCTCTTTTTCGTTCAAAGCTTCCATAGCGCCGTTAAGCTGCTGTTCAAGCTCCTGCATGGCCTGTGCTGCAGCCTGTAGCTTGGCCGCTTGTGGGTCTTCACCAAGTAACTCCGGTGACATGCTGGCCTGTAGTCTCTTGGCAATCTCATCACTGCGCGGCATATCAAGAACGTCGAAGAATATATCACCCGTAGCA